TAAATCATCATATCTTGTTATAGATAATAATTTCCTTAAAGTATATGATAAATTTAATGATAAGTATGTGTTTATACCAGCCGCTTCAACTACTGCGGGTATAATGGCAGCTACTGACTATAACAGAGCTCCATGGTTCTCACCTGCAGGTTCTAGAAGAGGTCAGTTACTGGGTATTACATCATTGGCTTATAGCCCAACTAAAGCACAAAGAGATTCTTTGTATAAGGCGTCTATTAACCCAATTGCAAATATACCTGGTCAAGGTGCTTTGCTATTTGGAGATAAGACAGCGCTAGGTTATCCATCAGCCTTCGACAGAATTAACGTTAGACGTTTATTCCTCGTACTCGAAAGAGCTATTGGAAGAGCAGCAGAACAGGTAATGTTTGAATTTAACGACGAGTTCACAAGAGCTGAATTTGTTAATATCGTTGAGCCTGTACTCAGAGAAGTACAAGGTAGAAGAGGTATTACAGACTTCAGAGTTGTATGTGACGCTACAAACAATACCGGTGCTGTCATTGATCGTAATGAATTTAAAGCTGACATCTTTATTAAGCCAGCACGTTCTATCAACTACGTAACTCTGAGTTTCGTAGCCGTTAGATCTGGTGTTGACTTTGAAGAAGTCGTAGGTACGGTTTAAGGGGATAAACAATGGCAATTTTAGGCGTAGATGACTTTAAGTCAAAACTAAGAGGTGGGGGTGCACGCCCTAATCTTTTTAAAGCAACAATTAATTATCCAGGTTATGCTGAAGGTAATCCTGAGCTTACAAGTTTCATGTGTGAAACAGCTCAGCTGCCAGGTTCAACTATGGGTACAATTATTGTTCCTTTTAGAGGCCGTCAGTTAAAGATGGCAGGTGATAGAACATTTGAGCCATGGACTGTACAGATTATCAACGATACAGATTTTGATATTCGTAACTCTATGGAAAGATGGATGAACGGTATTAATGCTCATTCAGCTAATACAGGTTTATCATCTCCGATTCTATATGAAGCGGATCTATTTGTTGAGCAGTTAGATAGAGAAGGCAACTCAATTAAAAAGTATACTTTCCGTGGAGCGTTTCCCACATTAGTAAGCCCTATCGATCTAGCATACAGTGCTAATGATGAAATTGAGAGATTCCAGGTAACCTTTGAATATCAATATTTCGAATCACAAGAGCCTAGCACTACTACATAACAGTAACGTAAGGGTATTGTGATATGTCTTTAGCAGCAAATTTAGCTAAATTTGTGTGTAATATTGATTCAGACGGATTAATACCAGGTATGGGGGGAGGCACTATCGTTAATAGTGTTGACCTCCTACCTCTTAATGCGTATGAAGGCCAGACTGTTCTTGAAACGAGCACAAATACCCTTTACGTTTATGATGGTGAAAAGTGGATTAACACTGTACTGCAAATTAGTATAGACCCTTCTAGAACCCTATCAGTAAATGATACGTTCACTCTAAACGCTAATAGTTTTACATCGTTTGGTACACCTGAAGGCTTATGGGCCGATAATAACGGTAATAGAATTATTGTTGTAGACAATAACGAAGCTAGGCAATACGTACTATCTTCGGCCTGGGATCTATCTACCGCATCCCAAGAGACAGGCACTATTACTTGGCAGCACCCTAATGCTAGAGTACAGGGTGGGGTGTTTAGTGTTGATGGTACAAAACTTGTTATATTTGATAGAGATGAAGGCGGTGATCTATTTCAGTATGACCTCACAAGCCCGTTCGATATAAGAGATACTTCTAAGACTTATAACTCTCAAATAGGTGGAGTTGAAACAGCTGGTAACTATATTAGTAACGTGGGAAATCTCTATTGGTATGATAACGGATACAAACTGTTTATGAGTAGTAATAGATACCCAGCGTTTGAAATCGCTACAGTTACTACACCATATACTCTAGAAGGTTTTTCTTCTGGTCCTGTTAATCATGCAGATCTTACAAGTTTTTATAGCGGTGAATATGGTAGTGCTGGAGCATTTTTACAGAAAGATGGTTCAGAAGTATTCTTCTTCGGAGGCACCTTTAATGAGACAGTTATTGAGTCATATCCTATGATAACCTCATTCGATCCATCATCTCTAGCCACAGGTAGTAAGCAGACTGGTACTATACCGGCTATTGGAAGTGTTTGCTGGATGCATCCAGAAGCTAATAAAATGTTATTCGCTGATGGCTCCACTATCAAAATGTTAGATGTAACGAGTTAATTATGTCAAATAGAAACCTTGCTGATTTTACAAGAAGTATTAATGATTCAGGAGACGTTGAATCAGATGGTCTCTCTACAGGTCTACAGAATGAATTGGTTAGCGTTGATGAGCTATTAGCTACCGTTGATTCAGCGTATGTGAACTCTAAAGTAGATCGATCATTATTTCTGGATTCCAATGAAGCTATACAATTAATTGATTCCGCGTATGTACAAGCAAGACAGAATTTCATTGATGAACCTACGATCAAAAGTATTATTGATTCATCTTATCTAGACTCTGTTATTGGTTACAAGTATATGGACTCAATTGAGACTGTATCTTTAGTTGATTCCACATATGTTCAAAACCGCGTAGACTTTACTGGTTATGCTACGGAAGTATATGTAGACAGTAATATTAGTGTTGCCGTATCTGCGTTAGTTAATGGTGCAGACGCGTCCTTTGATACATTGAAAGAAATTCAAGATGCAATGGCAACAGACTCAGAGCTCACCAATGCAATCAATGGTCTTTTTATACCATCTAAAACTAGTGAGATCACTAATGACGGAACAGGTACAGGTGAGACGTTTATACACCTGCCATATGATATAAGTAATTTTACAAATGATGCAAATTACTTAGA